TGGGTGGACGCAAGTTAGGAGTTCGGATGAATGGGTTGAGTTTACAAGACCCGGTAAAAGTAGGGGAGTATCTGCCGGTTATAATTTAGAGGGTTGTTTTTTTTATTGTTTCTCCACTTCAACTGAGTTTGAAAATGATAAGCCCTATTCGAACTCTTCTCTATTTTGTATTCTGGAGTGTGAGAGTAATTTTAAAGTTGGATATGCTAAATTAGGTAAGTTAGGATATGGGAATAAGGGTAAATCAGAGTCTGAGGAAGATTTAACCGATTTATCTTTTTTATCAAAAGAAGGGGAGGACGAAGAAAAACTTGCCCAGGTTATAGAGGGGACGCTTCCTATAGGCATAAGCTACGGATGGGAGGCTTTAGATAAACATTTGGTTTGGAAAGATAACACATTAAACTTCACTTTAGCTTTTGAGAGTGTAGGAAAGACATTTGTTACTATTCATAAACTCGTAGCTCTGGCTGTCTTATACGGTAAAAAGTTTGGCCTATCCTGCGGAGAAAATGAGGTTTATACGGTAAAAAAATACCTAATTGAAGCCCTTTCCGGAAAAGACATCTCTTATTTTAAAAAACGGTATGTAGAACTTAAAACATATAAAGATTTTATTAATGCGCACTTCTTTGTCTTTAAAAATGAGAAGCATTATGCTATCGAAGATATCTTAAGAAGAGGTAAAATTTTATATGATGAGTATGGTATTGATGGTTTATTTATAGACCCTTTTTCTTATTACAAAAAAAGCCTCACTAATCAGTATGCTTATATTGATGATCTACTCTCTAAGATGAATATTTTTAGTAAAACAGTGTGCTCCATTATAATGTCTCTCCATCCAAATACAGATGCAACCAGGGCGCCTAAAGACAAGGAAGGCTATTTAAAATCCCCTAATCGTTATGATGCTACTCATGGTAATATGTGGGCTAATAGGGGGGATTCTTTCATTGTCTACCATCGCATATTAAATCATCGCATATCTCAAATGAGGAATATTATGGAAATCCGGGTTGAGAAAATAAAGGATATCTCTACTGGAGGTTTGGTAACAGCTTCGGATGAGAGTATTACACTAACGTTAAAAAACTTTAATGGCTTTACAGGCTTTTTTGATAAGTACAATAATAATCCTATTTATAGTGTATGGCACCATCCTAATAAAAATCTGAACGATGCAAGGTCTTTAGATGCAAGAGATCAATTTGTAAAGGATAAAACACAGTAGTATGGAAGATAAAGAGTTATTTGTAGTTGATATTGAGACAGATGGTTTTTATTCTACAAAAATCCATGTGATGTCCATAGGGTCACCTAAAACTGGTAAAATCTATTCTACCTCTGACTCGGAAATAATGAAAAAATTTCTAACAGATAGGAATCATATAATCATAGGCCATAACTTCAAAGCTTTTGATGCTGTAGAGTTAGAGCGTGTACTTGATTTTAAAATAGAGGCCGAGATTTGGGATACTTTATCACTGGCCTGGTACATTTACCCCTTTCGTGTGTTATCTTATGGGTTAGAGGCTTTTGGGGCAGAGTACGGCATTGAAAAACCTGAAATCGATGATTGGGAAAATTTAACTTATAAAGAGTATGAGTTTAGATGTGAAGAGGATGTAAAGATTAATCTTAGACTTTGGAGAATTCTGTGGGATCGTATATTAAATTTATATGACACAAAGAAAGAAGCCTGTAAATTAATCAGGTACCTTATGTTTAAAACAGATTGCTTGGTTCACCAAAAGCAAATTAAATGTCGTATAGATGTAGAGCGAGTTTACGATAATATAAAAACTTTAGAACCTCTTTCTTTAGAAAAACAAGAGGCCTTAAAAAAAGTCATGCCCCCAGGCACAGTAAAGCGCTCTAAACCTAAAGTGATGTACAAAAAAGATAAAAGTATATCAACGTTAGGGCAAAAATGGTTTAATGATTTAAGGGCGTTAGGGTTACCTTTAGATTCCGAGGCTATTTATAACGAGCCTAACCCAAATTCTACACCTCAAATTAAGTCCTGGCTTTTTTCTCTAGGCTGGGAACCTATTCTGTTTAACGATGGTGCTAATGGGCCAGTGCCACAAGTAAGAGATGAAAATAGGGAATTATGCTCTTCAGTTAAATCTCTTGTCAGGAAAGAACCAGCTATTGAAGCTTTAGAGGGGTTAACAGTAATCACTCATCGTTTAAACCTTTTAAAAGGTTTTTTAGAAACAGCCAATCCCGAAGGTTATGTCGTTGCAGGAGCACAAGGTTTCACTAACACTTTGCGTCTCAGACACCGTAAACCTATAGCTAATTTACCTAAAGTTACTAAAAAAGGCGATTTAAGAGATGGCAGACTTATTAGAGAGTGTATCATAGCTAAAGATGGTCATATTTTGTGTGGGAGTGATATTAGTGCTTTAGAGGATCAAACTAAGAGGCATTATCTGTGGACTTATGACCAGGAGTATGTATTAGATCAAATGAAGGAGGGTTATGACCCCCATTTAGATCTTGCCTTAAGAGCTGGGGCCATAACAGAAGATCAAATAGAGCAGCATAAACTCTATGCTAAAACTGGAGGTAAAGAAGGGGAAGATTTTAGTGAGACCAGGGATATTTATAAAAGAGCTAATTATAGTTGTATTTATGGGGTTGGTATTCCCGGTTTATCAGCCCTTACAGGTTTACCCCTTAAAGAAACACGACAACTTATTAAAGACTATTGGGATCGTAATTGGGCTATAAAACAGCTTATTAAAGATGTTACTGTTAAGATAGTTGATAATCAAATGTGGCTGTATAATCCGGTAAGTCGTTATTGGTATGCTATTCGTAATGAGAAAGACATCTTTTCTACGCTTAATCAGGGGACAGGTTCTTTCATTTTTGATTTATGGGTAAATATTTTAATCAGCAAAGGGCACATACCTTTTTTACAGTATCACGATGAAGTATTAGTAAATGCGGTGCCAGATAAGAAACAGGAGATGATTAAAGATTTTAAAGCAGCGATGGAAGGGGTTAATACTATTTTAAATCTTAATGTAAAAATAGATGTGGATGTGCAATTTGGGCCTACGTATGCAGATGTACACTAAGAGGGAATTATGGCAAAACAAACAACAGCTAAAAAATATTCTTATAAAGGAAAGGTATTTAAATCGACTATTGAGGCATATATGTATAAGCTATTAGAAACCAATAGTATAGGTTTTGATTATGAAAAACAAAAGTTTGATATCATACCTCCTTTTGTTTTTTACAATGCTGTTTACAGTAAATTTTTAAATGGTAGAGGGGAATTTAAAGAAAGGGGCAATAAAAAAATAAAAGCCTCAATCTATACTCCAGATTTTACTTCTCCTATAGGAGAGGAGTTAAAATTTGTTATAGAGGTTAAGGGGAGATCTTTTCCAGACTTCTCTCGAACCTGGAGATTGTTTAAAAAATTTATATCAGATAAAGGTTGGAGTACAGTGCTTTTTTTACCACGTACCCAAAGAGATTGTCAAAAAGTAATCACTTTAATTAAAGAATTAAAATTAGATGAAAAGGGAACTTTTCAGTAGGAGAATAAGGGTTATAAACGCAGAAACGGAAGCGTTGCATAATGAGGTGAACACCCTTTATGAAAACCTGGTAGACAGCGAGTACAAAGAGTCTTTGGAAAGCATAGAGCGTATACGTGTTATGCTGGTACTACTTAAAAATCAGGTTATGGAAGGAAATATACTTAAAATTTAAATACTATGAAATTAATTTACGGTGAAGGTATCATACCCCGTGTGCTATTTAAAAAAATAGGGAATTCTGTAAAAACTAAATCAGGCCTAGAAATACCGGCAGATAATGATGAACTCCCAAAAGCTGAGATTGTTTTGACAGTTCCACAAGTAGAGGATATTCTAAAGGTAGGGGATATTGTCTACTATATTAATGGTAGAGATATTGGACGTTGTAAATATAAAGGGGCTGACCACTATATAAGCCCGGTAGGTAATATTGTTGCAATTATAGGGGGTACAATAAACATTAAATCATAATAAATGTACACAACAAAAAAATTAAAACAGGAAGCGAGACAAGCTTTAAAAACAGGTGTAGATACTATTGCTGATATTGTAAAAGTATCTTTAGGAGCAGAGGGTAGAAATGTCATAATACCCACACCCGATCAGTCTAACTATATAATCACAAAAGATGGCGTATCCATTGCTAAAAGCATCAATCCTGAAAATACTTATGAAGCTATTGGGGCTAACCTTATTAAAGAAGCTGCTCACCGCACTAATTTTGAGGCTGGGGATGGTACTACTACGGCTACTGTATTAGCTCAAAGTATATTCCATAAAGGGTTAAATCTTATTAATAAAGACCTCTCTCCTATCAGCATTAAAAAAGGTATGGAGGATGCCACTAAAGCGGTTGTAAGAGAGCTTAATAGTTTGTCTAAAAAAGTTGATAAAAGAAGCCTTAAAAAAGTGGCAACTATTTCAGCAAATGGTGATGAAGTTTTAGGGGATTTAATTTCTAAAGCTTTTAATAAAATTGGTAAACACGGTAAGGTAATTACTGAAAAATCAGATACTTTAGAGAGTTATGTAGATCTTAAAGATGGCGTAGTTTTAGAAAGAGGTTGGACGCATTCAGCTTTTAAGACAGATTCTATCAAAGATGTGTGCGTGTTAGAGGACACTTTTATCTTAATTCATAAGGGTAAAATTGAAAAGGGAGATACTATAGTAGATCTATTTGAACAGGTTTTTAATGACCCTAAAGGTAAGCTATTAATCCTAACTGATGATATTGATCCTTTTGTTCATTCTGTTATTGTTCAAAATGTCACTAAAAAAGCTATTCACAATAAAATATGTGTCGTTAAACTGCCTCAGATTTTAAAAATACATAAGCACTTACTTTCTGATATAGCAGTTCTTACCGGTGCCAATATCATTGCAGATGAATTAGGAACTAAGATAAGCGCTGAAAATTTAGGGCGTATAAATAAATGTATTGTCACAGAAAAAGAAACTCTTATAGTTGGTGATAATGCAAATATTAAATCTCTTATAACTGAGATAGAGGAAAAAATCAACATTACTAAAAACAAATTTGAAAGGGAGGAGTTGCAAGAACGTTTAGCTCGCATTTCGGGGGGAGTAGCTACTTTATATGTAGGCGCTGGATCGGATACAACACTCAAGGAAACGGTAGATCGTGTAGAGGATTCTATTAATGCTACCAGAGCAGCTTTAGAAGAAGGTATTGTACCAGGTGGGGGTATTGCCCTTTGTAATGCTGCTACAAGTGTAAAATCAAGTTTTTTAAGAGGTACTAGAGAAGCCTATGATGAAGGGTTTAATGCCGTTTTAGAGGCTTGTAAAACCCCTGCTTTACAAATTTGTGAAAATGCGGATATTCCCCCAATTACTGATGAAAAGGGTTTTGGTGTTGATGTAAAAACCCGTCAGGGGGTTGATATGATTAAAGCTGGTATTATAGATCCTACTAAAGTTGTTAGATGCGCTTTAGAGAATGCCACTTCTGTAGCAAGTCTTTTTTTAACTACGGAAGCTGTTGTCGGGCTTAAAAAATAAACCTATAAGGCACTGATATAAAACTGTTTATAAAAAACAATTAAAGTATGAGTTTAATAGTAGCTATCACAAAACAACAACGTATGAAGAAATTCCCCAGGATTGGGGAGTTTTACGTGGCTAAACCCCACTCCTATTTCTCTAATAAGTACCAGCTTTTATTTCAAATAGACCCAGGAACGTTTGAAAAACTGTCTGAACAGTATGCAGACTGCTCTGAAGATCGCCCATTATGCTTGATACCAAAGCATGATGTTACAATTGTAAACAAAGTGTAGAAAAATGTAAATACCCACAGACATGAAAATATTAAAACAACACAATATAGAAGATATTGTTTTTATAGACATTGAGACTGCACCGGCAGATCCTGATTTTAATGAGGAGTCTCGTTTATACCCAGCATGGGAGTATGACCAGTTAAAACAAGAGATTAATGCGGATCAGATTACTACTAATTATTTTAATAAAAGTGCGCTTTATGCGGAATATGCTATAATAGTTTGTATTTCTATTGGTCTGGTAAGAGAGGGTAAAATAGTATTAAAATCTCTTTATGGCCCAGAGAAAGAGATATTAGAGAAGTTTCACGGTACCCTGATAAAAGCAGCAAACCCTAAATCCTGGCTGTGTGGCCACACTATTACAGGTTTTGATATCCCTTTTCTTATTAAACGGAGTATTATTAATGGGGTGCCCCTCCACAATTGGCTGGATGTAGCCCATTTAAAACCTTGGGAGTTGCCCTATTTAGATGTTTCAGTTCTTTGGAGAGGACCTGCTTTTTACAGATCTTCTTTAATCGCTATGTGTACAGCTTTAGGGCTACCCTCTCCAAAACAGGAGATATCCGGAAAGGATGTAGGGCGCTATTTTTATAAAGGGAAGATAAAAAAAATATGTGCTTATTGTGAGCAAGATGTTATTGCGGTAATTAATATTTATAGAAAGTTAACTTATCAGCCACCTTTGGAAGTGGATATTTTAACCTTAAGTACTGAGATTGATGTTATCACATACTTACTTAATGGGGGGGAGTATACTTTAAAAATAAAAGAGGATTTAGAGAAAGCTATAAGTAG